GATCGAGGCTACAAACTCTGCGGCGGGTGGCGGCTTCGGTGTCGTCGGGCTCGACATTGGCAACGGTGGCGGGGGCGTTCGCGGGGTCGGCGCTGATGGGTCTCCGGGCGGCTCTTTTCTCGGTGGCGAGGATGACGGGCACGGGGTCACGGCATCGGGCTCGCTCGAGGTCGGCAGCACCGGCAGGGGCGTTTCTGCGTTCGGTGGCCCACTAGGCACGGGAGTTCATGGGACAGGCGGCACGGGGGGCGGTGTAGGACTTCAGGGTCAGGGCGGCGGGACCACCGGGATCGGGGTCAGCGCGGTCAGCGGCACCACAGGGATCGCAGTGCACGCTCGATCGGGTGCAGCGGCTGGCACCGGCACCGGCAGCGCGGTCGATGCCAAAAACGCCGGCACCGGAAACGCAACGATATACGGCGAGAATACGGCAAGCGGGTATGCGGTCGAGGGCAAGAACACCGGCACCGGCATCGGTATCCACGGCGAAGCGGGTGCGACCGGGCTCGCAGGTATCATCGGCGACGGCGGCACCGGCTCGGGTCGGGGCGTTCGGGGCAACGGTGGCGACACCGGCGGCGAGGGTGTCTATGGTCTCGGCATCGCCACCGATACAGTCGGCGTCAGGGGTGACGGCAACGGCACCGGGGCCGGGGTAAAAGGCAACGGCGACGACGGGCCAGGTGTGCTCGGGACTTCAGTGAATGGCCCGGGGGTGCGAGGCGAGAGCAACGACGCAACCGACGCGGCTGTCATCGGCGTCTCTACTGCCGCAGCCCCGGCGGTCGAAGGCGATGCCACCGGCGGCACCGGCCCCGGGGTGAGTGGCACCGCCGTCGCTGCCGGCGTGTATGGCGTCGAAGGTCAGAACGACGCAGGGATCAACGGTGGCGGGGTCAAGGGGTCGATCGACGGGAGCACCCCCAACGATGCCGTGCTCGGGTTCAATAGCTCGACGAATAGCGCAGCCGCAGCGCTTCACGGGCAGCTGGACGCGGGTGCGACCGGGCCGGCTCTCAAGCTCTCGGGGCTATCGACAGAAGACCTCGAGATCATCGACGCGGATTCTGCCGGCTCGACATCGGTCGTCAGTGGGAGGATCGAGATCACGATCGGCGGGGTGCAGCACTTCATTCGGACCTATACGAGCTGAGGCGGGCAATGGCGACACGCGATAGACTGCTCAACTTCACCGAGAGCGACGAGCGACCCGTTCGGCAGGTCACGCTTGTCGGTGTCGGCGATATTACCGGGTGGACCGTCAACCTACACATGGATCGACCGGTGGCGGGGCCGTTGTCGATCCCCGGAGTGATCACCGACGGCCCGAACGGTGTCGTCGAATTCAGCTTCGGGCCGACCGACATCGAGCCCGGCAAGTATCGGGCGCAGATCTATACGGTCGATCTCGCAGGTAAACCGCAGCGCCTACCCGTCGGCGACGAGCGTCTGATCGTCAACGCGAAGACCAAGATCTTATGAGCTGCCCGAGCGTCGAGATCTCTGCGGTCGTCACCCCGATCGAGCTGCGACCGGCCCCGGGCGTCACCGGTATTCTCGACGCGACTTTCGTCGGTGCGGTGTCGGGCACGCTTGTCGCCGGCGATGTGGTCTATCTGACGGGCGGCAGCACCGGGGGCTTCCCTGATGTCGCGCGCGTCACGCTCTCGATAGGCGCTACGATGCCGCCGGTCGGTGTCGTCATGGCAACCGACGGCACGACCACGACGATCCGATACAGCGGGCCGACAGGCTCTCTATATACCGGGCTCGCTGCCGGTGCTCCGGTGTACGCGAAGAGCGGGGGCGGGGTGACGCAAGCGGCGACGACGACGTCGGGCGAATACATCGCAGAGATCGGGATCGCGAGCTCAGCGACCGACGTGCTCGTGATTCTCCGACCACCGATGAGGCGGGCATAATGGCTGCTCGACGGAAGAAAGCAGACCCGAACGGGCCACGGCATGTAGACGGGATCCTACATCTCTCTCGACTCGATATGCTCGAGCTGAACGTGCTTCATGCGAAGCTGACTTCGATCGAACGAGAGCGGCGGTGTATCGATAAGGATCTGCGGATTCTCGAGCTCGAGACGCAGAAACAACGGATCACAATGCAGGCGTGTCAGGTCGCTAACGCGACTTCGGCGCGCAGCTATCAGACCGCACTCGAGCAGCTCTGCGGGAAGCTCAGCGAGAAATACGGGGTCGACTTCTCGGCGGTCTCATTCGACGACGAAACAGGCAAGATCACAGAGCTACACGATCAAAGAGAGGGCTAAGCTATGGCGACACGAAAACCGCTTTTCATCAACGCTGCGAACTACTCCGAAGAAATGGCGACTACCGACGATGTCGTGCTCGGAGGGATCAGCAGCTCAGGCGATATCGATCTCACCGGCGGGGCCGAGGTAACCGGGCTGCCGACAACGCCCGGCGGGCCGACGGCAGCAGCGTCGAAAGCATACGTCGACGCGGTGGCGACGGGGCTCGATTTCAAAGACAGCTCGCGAGCAGCGACCACCGTTGCGGGTGGCGATCTCAGTGCGACCTACGCACCGGGCGGTGGTGCTGGCGGCACCGGGCAATTTACCGGCGCACCGGGCACGCTCGACACCGTTGTGCTCGCTGACGGTGATCGGGTGCTCGTCAAAGGTCAGACCGACAAGAAACAGAACGGGATCTACGAAGTTAAGACCCCTACCACCACATGGGATCGGGCCGGCGACTTCGACTCTGATGCCGAGGTCAATGCAGGGGCATTCTGTTTCGTCACCGAAGGCAGTGCCGAAAACGCAGATACGGGGTGGGTGCTCACGTCCGACGACCCGCTGACGCTCAACACTTCGCTGCTCGAGTGGGCTCAATTCAGCGGCTCGGGCTCGGTGGTCGGCGGTGACGGCATCGACGTCGCGGGCAACGTCGTCTCAGTCGACCTTGTCGCAGCCGGCGGTCTCGAATTCGCCACCGGCGAGCTGCAAGCGAAGCTCGACGGCACGACGCTCGCAGTTGCTGCCGGCGGTCTCTCGGTGGCTGGACTTCCGACGCTCTTCGAGGTCGGCGGTGTAGCGACCGGTGCAACCGTCACCGCTGCCAACTTCGACGAGCTCACCGACGGCAGTGCCACGACTCTGCACACACATGGGGCGGTGTCCGAAGCCGAGAAGCTCGAGGCGACGCACACCGTCAACGAGGCGGTCGTTATCGGCGACCCCGTCGAGTGGGGCGGGCTGATCGACAGAGTGCAAAAGGCTCGGGCCGACACGACTGCGAACCTCGATGCAATCGGGATCGCGGTGACGGCACAACCGACCCCGGGATCGACCGCTGAGATCTGCAAGGCGGGGCTGGCGACGGGCGTGGTTGCCGGCGCGACCGTCGGCGATCGCTTCTATCTCGGCAGCACCGGCGGGCTCATCAATGGCACCGGCGGGCTATCTGCTGGCGATTGGATCGTCTTCATGGGCACCGCCAAAAACGCAACGGATCTCGACATCCGGATCCAGGTTGTGGGACAAAAAGCGGCATAGGGGCAGGGGCTCACAATGGCGATCGGCAGCGATAGGGTACAGGTCTACAAGCAAGAGAGCACCGCACTCGGCGGCGACGATGCCGACGCGGGCTTTGCTGGCACCGGTACGCCTGTACCTATCGACCCGCAAGAAGACGCGATCGAGGCTGCCGGCGTCTATCTACAGGACGGTAGCAACCGCGACGAGAATTGCTTCGTGGCTCGGGATGGTAACGATCTGAGCTTTCGGGATCCGAACAATCCGACCCCGATCACGCTGTCGTCGCTTGCGTCTGTCGCGCCCGAGCGGATCGTATCGGTCGCGCAGTCCGGCGGCGACTTTACGGACATCGCGACCGCGAACACAGCCGCGGCCGCGCTAACTCCGACCGCGGCGAATCCCGTTAGCATACAGATCGCGCCTGGCACCTACACGATCCCGCCGTTCGCTATGCTCAAGTATGTGACCTATGTTGGGCTTGGGAACTGGCTCGACGTCATACTAAAAACGAACGACAATAACGCCCATTTTATCACCGGAAACGAGTTGTCGACGTTGCAGAATATGTCAATAGAGGGACCGACCGGCGTCGGTTTCGCGGCCGTTCATCACAGCGTTGTATCCACAAACCCGCTATTCCTGCGGGACGTATTGCTGCGCGCCGGTTACTACGGCGTATTCGTGGACGGAAGCACTCCCGGGTCCGGCAAGGCCAACGTTCACGCGATGGTTGTGGGGAACCATTACTTGGGATCGCCGATTAATCAAATGTTCCGGGTTATCGACGACGCATTTCTGAGCGCATTTTTTTGCGCCGCCATGGCAGGACCCGGTTCGGCGGTCGTAACGGGATTTCATATCGAGGGCATAGGCTCCGAACTCCGCGGCAACCTGTTGTCTTACCTCTTGGGCGGAACGGCTCTATTCGCCGACAACGGCGCCGATATCAAGATCGAGGGGTTCGTTGTAAATAACGCTGCGCTCGGCATGGACATCGGAGCGACCGGAACCGGGACGAGTATCGGCGTTGTTGCTGGCGATTTTCGCGACGGCTTAACGGAAGGAATGAAAACGGCGGTCGGCTCGGACGCAACGGTTAGCTTCTCCGGGTTCGCTGACAAATCCAAGTTTCCGAATATCTCCGACCCGAGCAACGTCGTTGCGAACCTCCTAGATACGACATTTAAAGAAGCCGGACTAATCACGATCGGCGATCATTCCATCGGCAGCGAGAAGTCCGGCCGCGTCTTGTCGACGGGCGAGGGGCGCAGCCATACACGCAACATGTCGGTATTCACGAACACGAACGACGAGGCGGGCACGTGGGCGGATATCGCCGCGAATCTGATCCTTGATGATGGCGTGACGCAAGCACTTTTGCCGGGACTAACGACGGGAAACGCGCTCTATATCGGCGGCGGAATCGAGTTTCCAGGGCTAGCGCACAAGATCGCGACGGCGCTTGTCGAGGGCGCCGGCGCCCTCACGGCGCAGTATTGGAACGGCTCGGCATGGGTCGCCTTGCGGTTGCTGGCCACGGGCGCGGCAACCCTAGCAGCGACCGCCGAAATCTATTTTCAGAATGCTATCGTTGAGGATATTCGCTTTGGCGATACGGCGGGTTGGGCAACTAAGAGTCTCGACGGCGTTACCAAATTCTGGGTTCGCTTCATTGTTCAGACCGCCAGCATAACGACGGCGCCCGTCGCCGATTTCATGAAGCTACAAACGAACCATTGGAAAGCGGGTGCCACCGGACGAGAGGAGCGCTATGGCCTAGCAATGGCAGAGAATGACATCCCGCTCATCCTGTCAGATCTCGACGGCGCGGCGCCTGGCGACTCGACGGTTGACTACACTGCCAACATATCGATCGACGAAACCAGCAACGTTTTTGCGAACAACACTATCGACGGGATCGCCGGGTCAATAACTGTCGTAGAGGGAATGTTTACAGGGGCGCCGATCACGTTTGTTGTCGGATGGAAACCCGCCACAAACGGCGCCGGCGATGTTGAGATCGAGATGAGGTATGGCATAGCGGCCGGCGGCGACGTCTTAGACGGGACGCTGCCGGACGATCTACTCGCCGAGGTTGTATCTGTCTCCGGGCAGATCGATCAAGTCCTAGCAACGATATTTTCGATACCGGTCCACAATGCGCTACCCGGCAACCGGATTGTTTTCTCAATCTTTCGCGACGCAACCGGCGGCAATGCGGACGATACTTTTGCGGGCAACATTGAGCTTGTCGACAAACCCCGTGCGGTCGGGCGTTTTTGGAGGGCATGACCGGTGTATGTATACACAGATGTCGGCGGCGACGTCCTAGCATGTAGCACCGTCTCGCGCACGGTTGAGCAAGTGCAAGGCAAGGCGCCCGGCGTCGTGGCTGTCGTGCCCGGTGCGCCGTCGAGCGTGGTTTGCAAGTTGGGATTTCGCACCGGCGGACTCCCGGCTTACTATCATCGACACACGTCCGGCGACGGAACCGACGCCGCGCACTATACGCAAGTCGTATATCTCGACACGTTGCGCGCCTTGCGGTTCGGCGAAACAGACAAGCAAACGCAAGCCTTGCTGTGCAACGGGTTCGCCTATGGCGGTAAGACGCTTTCGATGTGCATTACTAGCCAGGTAAAGGCCGACGGCTACGCGCGGCTATCAGCCGAGGACTACCCGATCGAGTTACCTACGTGTGACGATAGCGAGATAGTTTCGCTAGCCGACGCCGCCGCGCTGGACGCATACCGCGACGCGCAAGTCGCCGCACTTAAAGCCGTGATCGACGGCGGCGACACACTAAAGGCCGCGCTAAGATCGGCCACGACAAAGGCCGAGATCGACGCGGTAGTTGATACGAGATGAGCGAGATCGCGCTGATAACGGACGTACTGCAAACGGGGGGCGGGTACGCTTTTGCGGCGGTGCTGCTCGTGCTGTACATCAAAGCGCAGACCTACGTGAAGAAGCTCACCGCCGACCTTGTCGCGCACTCTCAAGAGCTCGGCAAGTCGCTCGAGAAAATGGCAGGCGCAGCCGAAGCGTCGAAGGAAACAAACACAAAACTAGACGCTCTGCGTCAATCGACTGAGGACATCAACCACCGGCTCGACCTTATGGCTAGAGCTGACGGGGGCACGACATGATCTTCGGGCTGTTCAGGCGACGCAAGGATCCGGCGAACGACGCAACGAGCGTCGGCTCGCTGCTCGTCGCACTCGGGTACATCGACGGTGAGCAGCTCGAGCACGCTCTCTCAACGCAGTCGCTCACCGGCGAGCAGCTCTGCGACACGCTCGTCGGGCTTCACGTGATCACCGAATGGCAGGCTCGAGACGCTCTGAACGAGCAGAAGATCCGACGCGGTGAGCTCGCACCCCGTGCCCAGTTGAAAGTGCACCGAGAGCGCAACCGGCGACTCGCGGCGCACCTTGCAGCGGGGCACAAGTGACGCTTTGGCAAAAGGTCGCTGCTGCGTTCATGGTAGCCGCTGCGGTGCTGGTGGCTGCCCTGACACTCGGGCGGGTACGTTTGCGCGCTCCTCGCGCTGTCAGGCTCGCTGACGATGCCGAGAGCCTTGCCCGACGCAAGCGTCGCGAAGAGCGCGACACCGAAGACAAGGCACACGCGGATCGGCTCGTTGCTGAGCCGGTCGAGGTAGCACGAGATGACGAGAGCGGGATCGATTTTCTTCGCCGTATGTCTCGCAGTCGCGACGAGTAGCTGCTCGAGCTCTGCGGTGCTGTCGGTCCCGCCGCTCGCAGAGCTACCAGTGCCACCGGATCCCCGGCTCTACCGGCCGATCAATCCGACGACGTTGCTGCCCGAGCTCTGTGACTCGCAGCCATGCATCGCCGAGCCCCGAGAATTCGCAGAGCACTTGTGGGCGTTCGCGGTCGATGCCGGCAAGGTAACCGAGTATATGGTCGAGCACCTTGCCCGACGCGATGCCGCATGGATCGACGTCGTGAATAGTTCGCAGGCTCAGCGAGACGCCTTTGCGACCGCTCTCGACGATGCGAGCGTCGAGCCCCTTATCCCCGCGTGGGCATGGGTCGCGATGGGCTCTGCGGTGGCTCTCGCGCTTGGTTTCGTGGTAGGCGCTCAGCTCGGGGGCTCGGGCGTTATCGTTATCGACGGGGGTGCACAGTGAGGATCATTGACTCGACGCTGGAATGCTCACGACTCGGGAATCAGCCCCGGCTTCGGAACGCAGAGATCGACACGATCGTCGTTCACCGTTTCGGGCCGGAGATCCCCGAGTGGCCGAAGCTGCTCAGCGCTGCCGACATCGCACGTGCTTTCGGCGAGCACCCCGATCTGCACAGGACGATCGGCCGGATGCCGTATCACTTCGTGGTATGGGACCATGGCATAACCGAGCAAGCCGTGGCGGTGCGCTATCAGACCCCGCACGCTAAGGCGTGGAATCACCGCAGCGTAGGGGTGGCGCTCTTCGGGGACTTTCGGGAGACGAAGATCAACGCGGCGCAATTCGCTTCGGCTGCGGTGCTGTGTCGAGCGCTCTGCTCGGTGTACACTGCGCAGCTCAAAGGGCACGACGAGCTGCCGGGTGGGTCGTCGGACGCTGACAAGGTGTGCCCGGGGGCGGGGGCGATGCTGGCGGACCTCAAAAGCGAGTGCAGTTTCAGCCCCCCGAATGTGCCGGTGTGGGCTTAGCGCCTCACAGCTCGCCGATCTGGGCAACCCCGCCGGACAGAATCGCGTTGCGCCATAACCGCAGCTTGCGACAGGCCGAGTTGTTGCCCATAGGGTGTGTTAGGAGAAGCCGAAAGGACGATGCAGCAGCAGCCAAGATAAGAAGCTGCACGCGGCTCGGGCTGCCGTATCGAGCCTGCCAACACGCTTCCGAAAACGCCTCGCTCAGCGGGTTATGGATCACGGTGTCTGCCGTGGGTTTTATGAATTGCGGCGTGTTCACTGTGTGCCGGCGTCGATAAAAGCATCGATAACTGCGGGCCGGATCCTGTATTGCTTGCCAACTTTCCGGTGCTCGATCTGGCCGCTCTTGCACAGCTTGCGCACCGTCTCCCCGGAGACCCCGAGCCGAAGACCCGCTTTCTCCGGGGTGAGCATCTCGGGATCGCCATTGCTGATGTCGTCGGCGAGCTCGTCGATCATTGCCTGCCGCCGATCTTCCAACTTCCCGATCTCATCTTTCAGCGTTTTGATCCGCTCGGGGATGTGGGCGATCAGCTCGATCCGGTTCACGATCTCTTCTGGTGTCATGGGTCAATCTCCTCTGGTTTCGGGTCTAATACCTCTTCGATCTTGCGAAAGGTCGACGTTTTCACCCCCCCCATACTGCGAAGCTCGGCGAAGATCTCCCGCTCAGCAGCGGCGAGCGAGCATGTCAGCTTTCCGCTTTCTTTCAATCCACGCAGCGCGCGCTTGATCGATGCTTTAGACGCTTTCTGCACCGTGTCAACGGCACTCTCGGCGGTCTCGTGGTCCCACATAGTCTCAAGCAGGCTGGCGACGACTGGAGCGATCACCGACTCGCGACTTTTTTCGACGCTGGTGACGCTCACCCCGTCACCGAGCGACACCGACCCGCACATCTCGACGTATGCGTCGAGCCCCCTTTCGATGCGTGAGAGCACATCGCGCGCGGTCTTCACCTTGCGCCACACGTCGGCGAAGCTGTGCTCGTCGATGACCACCGAGAGCGGCGGCTGCTCGGGGGCTGCGAGTGCCTTCGCGAGCTGTAGCTTTCTCGGGCACGCTTCGAAGGCGGGGCAGTATTTACACCATTCACCCTCGACGGGGTCGAGCTCTGCGTGCTGGTGCGGGATCCGCTCGGTGAGCTCACGCACTTCAGCGGCGAAGGCAGCGAGATCGAAAAGGTCGAGCTCGAGCCGGCCGACCGAGAGACCACCGTCGCCGAGGTCGCGGCACAGCTCGATTGTGACGCTCTGCCGGTCGAAGGCGCGTGCCGCTGCGAGCCCGTACATTCGAAGCTGCCAATGCTCAGCAAGCGGGGGCTGCCATCCCCTGCCGGTCTTCAGGTCGCGCACGTATACGCCACCGTCGGGCGTCAGAGCGACGAAGTCGGCAGCACCGCAGATCTCGCCATCGACGGCGTCGCCATAGTGTCGGCCCTTCCCCCTGCCGAGCTCGCGCGCGGTGTCGGCGACCGGGTCATAAGCGAAGGCGATCTCGAAGACGCCATCGCCCGAGTAGCTGTGTTCTGAAAGTGCAGCAGCCGCGGCGCGGTGCTCGTCGGGCGTCTCTTCGAGCGCTGTCTCGCGGCCGACTTCGCCGGCTCGCTCGCAAAAGGTGTGCAGCGCGGTGCCCCGGGTAGCCCACACACCGCCGGTGTCGGGGCTCTGCGGTAGGGCGGCAGACGCGGGGCAGCGGGCGATCCGGTCGAGTTTGCTTGCGGTGATTCTCATGGGTTTTCGTCTCCTTTGTCTTTGTGGGTCTCGAGTGCGAGGTCGATCCCCTGCCGGATAAACTCAGCCATCGGGATCCGTGTTCGTCGGTGCAGCTCGCGCAGCTCGACATCCTGCCTGTATTCGATGCTCACCGAGGTTTTGATGAGCCGGCGACCGCTGCCGCACTCGTGCAGACGGTACAGCGGTCCGGCATAGCTTATCGCTTCGGCCACCGAGAGCTGCCGGGTGCGATCGTCGTTGTGCAGATCGTGATAGATGTCGCCTCGATCGTCGGGCCAGTACGCAAGGATCGCGAATTCGCCCCCGATCCGCACCGAGTGGACGCTGACACCGCAGACGGCACACGCTCCGATCATGATCGCAACTCTGCTCGGCGCGCGGAAAAGAGCCCGCGCAGCTTGATCCGCTCGTCTCCTGATAGCTCCGCCTCTGAGTGCGTCGCTACTTCGGCAGCCAGGTCAGCCCATGCCGCGAGGTCGGCGCAGTCTTTCAGATCGATCTTGATCCGCTCGAACTCGTTCGGCGCGGTGTCGTCGCTGTATTCAGCTTCAACGACCGGGGCAGGGGCTTCGGGCTCGGGCGCCGGTGGCGGCGCCATGGCGGGCACGGTGGCGGGGCTCTCGAGCGTCTGCGGACCGGGGGCGGCGTCGAAGTGTGCGACTTCGTCGGGGAGATAGAGCCCGAGCACCCGCTCGGGATAGCTGATTCTGGCGAGTTCCATTTTCGCGCGTGCCCCTAACATTTCATTTTTGTGCTTCTTCCACGTCGGCGATCCGGCGAGACCGGCAGCGCGGGCGCGCTCCATTGTCCACGTCACTGACTCCGACTCGGGGCTACCCTTGCGGAGTGTCTCGTACGTCACGCGCTCGGCGGTGCTCTCGGTGCATCGGAAGTAGACGCAGCTCGGCGAGCTCTTCGCGAGCGCGGCGGCAAGGTGCGCCGAGACCACCGGCTTACCCTTCATCACATAGATCGACTGTAGGGCAGCGAGAGCGGGGATCCCGAGCTCAGAGCCTTTTGCGAGCACGAGCCACACGGCACCGGTCTTTCCGCGCAGGCTGTCGGGGCAGATCTCCGGGGTCTCGGCGATCAGACGTGCGAGGTTCATTGTCTGCTCGAAGTCGCGGGGCGTGTAGGGGTCGAGCGTCGGTGCAGTGCGTACGGTGAGATCGTTCACGCGGCACCCCCGTCGAGCTCTGCGAAGACTTTGCGAGCGGCTGCGGTGACGTTCGGGGCAACGACGAGCCCGAGCTGCTGACCGTCGACGGCGACCCGCGCGGTGCGAGCCTGCCGATCGTAGACGATGATCACCCGCTCGCCGACGGGGCCGGCGATCTCGACGATGTGCCGAGCAGCACGAAAGCCCGAGACAGCGCTCGAGAGGCACGCTGCAAGGCGCTGCACGTCGGCGGGGGTGCGGCGCGTCATCGTCGCGATCACGTTGCGTAGGTGATTCCTGCGGTGTACGGTGGCTCTGTCGTTCGTCATGGGGCGGCATCTCCTAAGAAGTTGGTTCGACGACGCGCCTCTGCACTCCGACTCCGGTGCAGGGGCGCAGTCGTCTTGTCTCACGACCGTGCACGCAGTGCAAGAAAAACCTTGCACGCGATGCACTTTCCCGCATATGGTCACCGTATGAGAAACCGAAAACGCGGGGCAGCGCTGCGGCGATGGCTCGAAGAGAACGACGTTAAGGGGTGGGTATTCGCCGAGCGGTGCGGGGTCGATGCTTCGACGGTCTCGCGATGGCAAAGCGGTGTCCTTCCTAAGCCCGAGCATATGCACGCGATCATCCGAGAGACAGCGGGAGACGTGTGCGCAAGCGACTTCTATACCGGGGGTGAGCAGTGATTGAACTCGGAAGAAGGGCTGTGGCGTGCAAGGGGTGGCGGTGGTTGCCTGGATCATTGGCGATCTTCGAGGTCGGCTGCGTTTCTCGTCGGCTGCGGTCAGATCAGAGCGAGCTACCTGCCGGCGACGTACCCGACCTATCCGACCCCGCAACGCTCGGGTGCCTGCTTGCACTGGTGCGGGAAGCGTGGGGCGACCCCGAGCTCTGTGTTGTTTCGGGTGGGCCGGGCAACTCGTGGGGCGTGGTTGTCAACGACGATCCGCTGCTCGCAGCAGCCACCGAGGCCGAAGCGCTCGTGGCAGCGCTCGAGGCGGCGCCATGACGGCAGAAGGGGGCAGATCGTGACCAGCGTATGGCAAGCGGTCGGCGAGTGGGTCGCAGGGGTGCTCGGGTGGCGGCGACGGATCGAGATCCCCGAATCGGTGCTGTGGTCGCTCTTCGCGGCATCGTGGTCGGGGCATGTGCTCACCGCCGAAGGTGCGGCATCGTGCGCTGATGAGATGCTCGAGGAGTTTCGCGAGAGGTTCGGGGGTGAGGGATGAAGGTGCGCGACAATCCAAATCAAAAGCGGCCCGAGCCGCCCCCGGCTCAGTTCCCAGTGACACGGACTGTTTCCGCCGAAGTGCTTTTGGAGCGGATCCGGTGCGCTGAGGTGGCGAATAGTGAGGGGCACGGTCTGATGCGCACCGCAAAGGCATCGAGCCGGCATCATGCCATGATCTGCGAAGAGGGTGCGCTCGTCGCGTTCCGAATCGCCGATACGATTCTCGGGGGTGACGATGCGTGACCTTGTCGGCGACGAGCTCGCCACCGGCGATCGGGTGCTCTGCTTTAATCGCCGGCTGAGTGTTTGGGGGCACGGGGTCGTCGTTTCGGTGTCCGATGCTCAGGCGGTGATCGATGAGATTGGTTCACCGTACGAAGGCACGGCACACGGTGCCGAAGAGCTCGTGCGCTGGGTCGACGGTCCCGAAGCGATGCCTGACGGGCTCGCGGTGTGGTACAGCTCGGCGGTCTATCTGGTTTCGGGCACCCGCTCAGCGCGGTGTGTGCAGCTCTTCTCGCCCCGTGACGAGCCCCCGGTCGTGGCTCGGCGGTGTGAGCTCAGGCCGTGCCGGCTCAACGGGCTGATCGATCTTGACCGCGAGCTCGCACACCGGCGACGGGTGCGGGGCAAAAGGGGGAAGCGGTGACGGTCGATCTGCGGCTCGGCGACTATCGCACCGTGCTCGCCGATGTCACCGAGGTCGACGCGGTGATCTGTGATCCGCCCTATTCTGCACGCACACATAGCGGGCAGTGCGCCTCACCTATTAGCTCGGGGACTGTTGGGTATAGACACATCGGCCCGGACGACGTGCGTGTTTTTGTCGAAATGTGGGCACCGTTGAACCGGGGGTGGTTTGCGGTCTGGACCGACACCGAGTTAGCACCGCACTTTCAAAGCGCGTTTCGAGATGCGTCCCTGTACGCCTTTGCGCCGGTGCCTTGCGTTATGCGGGGGATGTCGGTTCGGATCTCGGGGGACGGTCCGTCGTCTTGGTGCGTGTGGCTTGTCGTGGCTCGACCAAAGCGGCTCGTCAAGTGGGGGACGCTTCCGGGCGCATATATCGGGAATCCGTTTGACGCAGGACAAAACACATGCACTGCGGGTCGGCGTTCATCACCGATAAATGGATCTAAGCCGGTCTGGCTCGCTTCGGCGATCGTTCGCGATTATTCGAGACCCGGCGACCTTATCTGCGACCCTTTCGCCGGTGGCGGGACAACGCTGCTCGCCGCACAGATCGAAGGTCGGCGGGCTATCGGCGCCGAGATCGACCCGGATACGCACCGCAAGGCAGCCGAGCGTCTCGCACGTGGCTACACTCCGGCGATGTTTTGAGGGGGGAGGTATATGAGTGACTTTCGATACGCGCTGCGCGACCGAGCAGACGCGGCAGGATTCTCGACGCAGGGGCTCGCCGAAGCGGCGGATCTGACGAAGAAAGAGATCAGGGAGATATACCGGCACTTTGAGCCGAACGAGCAGCAGATCTATCGGCTCTCGACGGTGCTCGGGGCGTTCGTCTTCCGATCGTGCTCTCGCTGCGATTATGGTTCGTGGGGGTGTGGGGGCTTCGCTATCAGCGGGGCCGGTCATCTCGTCTGCGATACGTGCCTACCGTTCGAGCGCGACGCGATGCTCGGGGCTCCGGCACTCGCGAGGAAACGCCAGATCATGGCAGAGAATCGCGCGGACTTCGAGCAGATGAAGGCCGAAGATCTGCCGAGCGACCGCAGCGATCTCGACCGGGCAGGCTTCGCCAATGTCTACGGCTCACAGGGAAAGATGCTCCGGGCGGTGACGGGTGAGCGGTGACGACATCGTAACCGTTCACATCAACAAGCCCCGGCACTGGCAGGTTTTCCGGACCGACCCCGACGACCGCCCGACCCGGTGGTGTTTCAAGTGCCGGAAGCGGCTTAGGCATACATGGTCACTTGAGGGTGAGCCGATGCCAACATGGTACGATCCTATGTGGATTCTGAGGTGCAGCGGGTGCAGGAAAGATTGCACGCGCTTTCCCGGGACATGAAGATCCAGAACCAACAAAGGGGGCTCGAAAGCCCCCCTTGCAGTGCGCGTTGCGGTGATGCTATGACGGGGATTCCAGTCACCATCAATAGCGGCTCCGACACTAGCCGCAAAGGCGCTGACGTGTCAACAGAAGCCCCCCTTAACTTCATGCCGATAGATCCGAGGATCGCAGAATCGCGCAAGTCGACAGATCTCGCGATAGCGCTCGATGTGTACGGGCAACGCGCACATCACTACGTGCTCGATCTGATCTTCTGGGCTGGTATCCACCGGCCCGACGGAAAGCTGACCGGAATGCCCGCTCAGATGATGGCAGACGTGGCCGGCTGGAAGGGTGATCCGGGGCTCTTTGTAACGGCGATGGTAACGGTCGGGTGGCTCGTCGAGTGCAACGGCTACCTGAAGTTCAAGACGTGGAGTAACCACGCGGGCAAAGCAATCAAGGCGAGAGAGGACACGCGGCGACGGGTGGCCAAGTCAAGAGCCAAGAAAAAACAAGACGTTAGCGAGCGTTACAGTAACATGCCTGTAACCGTTACACCTGTTACACCTGTAACGCCTGTAACAGATGTGTACGCGTCTAAGGTAGAGGTAGAGGTAGAGGTAGAGGTAGAGGTAGAACAAACACCTACAGCGGGTGTCGGGCCAGAATGGCAGACGGTCACCGTTGACGACCGCAAGGGCACGATCGACCCCGACGGGCTCTACGGCGAGAATCGGCTGCTCGCGGTCTTCGCTTCGCTCGGGTGGTGCGTCATGCTCGCACCGTCGCAGCAGCGGAAGCTCGCCAAGGGCTTCGCCTTCGCCGAGCCCCATTGCTTCGACGGCGACATCGTCGAGCGTGCGATCGACATCACGAAGCGAGACGCCACCGGCTCAGCCGTCAGCTACGCGATCACGGTGCTACATGGGCTCAGGCGAAAGGCAGCTCAGAGCGTAAAGGCAGGGGGCAAGGGGTCGCGGCGCAAGGTCGCACCGGCGGAACCGTTCAAGGCGAGCGGCACGCCGGAGCACCCGGAGCTTGTTGGTATCGGTGGCGGATTCGAGTATTACAAGAAGCTGGAAGAGATAAAGGCACGCGAGAAGGCGCAGCAGCCCGAGGACAGCACGATCTCGGGCACCGAAGGGTAAGTGGACCCCGGGGAATTTGAAGCCCGGGAAAAGGAGCACAGGGACTGTGAGCGCACAAGAGCAGCACCGACTTATTTGCCCCGACCACGGGCCACAACTCGCACCGCTCGACGATGTCGGGATCTGGATCTGCGCTGCACCGGTGGTGAGGCGTCGCAAGCTGTTTCGGCCGAACGGTGATCCGGTGTGGCAGAAGAACGCTGCCGGTAAGCATGTCACCACCGGCAGAGAGCCCCACAAATACCGGGTGATCGACACCGAAGAGCGCGACGAGCTCTGCGGGCTGTCGCTGACCTTCATGCCGGGGGACCGGCGGATACCAGCACCGCGCTATCATGTCGGGTGGACGAAGGCAGAGAAAGAGCAGGAGACGCGGCGGTTTTGGCAGAGCGTCGAGGGCAAGCGGGGCAGCAAATACGTCGAGCTCGTCGTCGGGCTGCGGGAGATGTGGGAGAGAAAGATCCAGGCTGATCCGGTATTCGCTGCGAAGTGTGAGACGCCACCGAACACCAGCGCGCTCGATTTGCTCGACTATGCGAAGCGGGCCGGCGTGCTCTCGGGCCATATCGCGGTGATACAGGGACCGACGTACCAGGGCGGGCACTGGGCTGTCCGGGCGTCTGCCGAAGCCGAAGGGGTGCTCGTGCTGTCGGGCTCGACCGGCTCGGGCAAGACCGTCGGTGCGGTGTCTCGTGTCATCGCCGAAGCCTTTTTCGCAGCGTCGCAGCAGCGACCCTTCTCGGCGCACTTCGCACACGCTGTCGACCTCGCGGGTCGTCGGTGGTGGGAAGCTGACGGGGACAGCTATCGGGCTTTTCTGCTGCGGGTGCGGGTGCTCGTGATCGACGACATCGACAAGGAAAACAGCGGGGAAGGGTCGAGGTTCGCGTCGGAGTTTGCCCGGCTGATCGATGTGCGGGCACACGGTGAGAAGCTGACGACAATCATGACAACAGAGCTCGACCGAGAGCGGTTTAGGTCGCGGTACGGTGCAGCGATCGACCGGCGGATCGGTCGGTGGGTGCAGTCGTGAAGATCGGATCGCTGTTTTCGGGGATCGGCGGGCTCGAGCTCGGGCTCGAATGGGCGGGGCTCGGCGAAACAATATGGCAGGTAGAGCAGAGCGAATTCTGTCGGGCGGTGCTGGCCAAGCACTGGCCCGACGCTGAGAGGTTCGAAGATGTCAGAGAAGTCGGAGCAGCTAACCTTGTTTCCCCCGACCTCATTTGCGGGGGCTACCCGTGCCAGGACGTCTCGAGCGCAGGAAAAGGCGCGGGACTTGGTGGCGAGCGCTCGGGTCTCTGGTTTGAGTTTGCCCGGATCGTCGGTGAGCTCAGGCCAACGTGGGTTGTCGTTGAAAATGTGGCCAGCGGTGCGCAGCGATGGGTCGACACGATATGTGCTGACCTGGGCCGGCGAGGTTATGCAGTCCTTCCGATCCCGTTGTCGGCGGCTGATGTCGGCGCACCGCACCGAAGAGAGCGGATTTTCGTTGTTGCCTACGCCGTCGGCGACATCGTACGGGAGCAGCAACAACGGCAACCCCGGAGACGGGCGGGGGGAATACGCGACGAAGGGCAAGCCGAGTCTGTGGACGATGGCAGCACAGGGGCTTCTGCCAACTCCGACCGAGACCGCAAACCATCTCAGCCCAGATTCGATGAAATGGCCAGCGAACCGACGTCTAGCAGCCCTGGCGACGGCGATGCTACCGACTCCGGCGGCTCGGTCGTGGAAGGACAACGGCAGCCCAGCAGAACACGGGCGCTCGTCGTCGATTCCTGCCGAGCTTGGTCTGAAGGGCCGACTCAACCCCCGGTTTGTGGGGTGGATGATGGGGTTCCCCAGAGGGTGGCTCGACTAAGGGCGCTCGGCAATGCTGTCGTGCCGCAGTGCGCAGAGGTGATCGGGTGGGTGATTCGAGAGATAATCGAGCAGCGGGGGTCGGTGTGAGCGTGTTCGAATTCACGATCGAGGGCGACCCGCGAGGTTATTACGCGAGCGGAAAAGTCCCGAACCGGAAGCGGCTCAACGCCTATGTCGCGTTCAAGCGGCACGCGCAGATATCGGCACGCTTTGCGGGGCTCGAACTGCCGTTGACGGCGTCGAAGGGTGCGCAACTCGAGATCACTACTCGGGCCTACTATCGGACTGGGGTGCACTGCGACCCCGAGAACACGCATAAAGGCACGGTGGACGCTCTTTTTTGGCACCCGGAGACCGGCAAGCGGGGCAACGACAAGCACGTCGGTGGGCACTTTAGCCCTCCCATGTATGACCCGGAGAGACCCCGGGTCGAGGTTGAAATACGATGGCTAGCGTTAACAAAGTGATACTGATCGGCAACTTAGGGCGAGATCCCGAGGTCGGGCACACGGCAGGCGGGACGGCCTATTGCAACTTCTCGATCGCGACATCTGAGCGCTTCGGCAAGGGTGACGACCGGAAAGAAAAGACCGAGTGGCACCGGATCGTAGCATGGGGCCGGCTCGGCGAGATCTGCGGGGAGCATCTTTCGAAGGGCCGATCGGTCTACATCGAAGGCAGGCTTGAGACCCGGCAGTGGGAAGCGAAAGACGGGAGCAAGCGTGAGAGCACGCAGATCAACGCTCGCACCGTCGAGTTTCTCGCCGACCGCAAGAGCTCGCAGGGGTCTGAGTGGGCGACGCAGGGTGACCGAAGTGACCATACGTCGGCACAGCAGCGCGGGGCGTCGAATCGAGAGCAGCAGCAACGCGAGTCGAAGGGGTCGGGGGGTGGTTTCGACTTCGGCCCCCCACCGCTCGCCGATTCAGAAATTCCCTTCTAGGGGGGGCGACGATGACGACTGATCCAGTGATCGGAAGTATGCACGCGAACACCGAATACCTGACCCGGCTCCGGCGACAGCTTCGACGGGCCGAGTTTGCGATCTCGGTGCTCGTGCTCGGTGTGTTCGGGTCCTTCGCGTGCGGGTGGCTCTTCGGTGTGGCTTGCGGGGGTGCGCTGTGAGGGTTGTATACGACACCGAGCGGCGTCGAGTCGGCATCGACTTCGGCGAGATCGAGATCGAACTACACCCGGCGGTTGCTTCGGCGCTTGCCGGCGCGCTGAGCGAGGCCGCCCTGACTGTGTGGGATCCAGTGGTCGCGGTGCCGACTGTCCCGGTCGCAGATGTGACCGGCGAAAAAGGGGGTGCTCTGTGATCCCTGAAATAATCACAAGTGACGACGGAGAGCTGACTGTGCGCTGTCGGGAGGGGGCGATCATCTTCAGCGAGGCGGGAAAATCTGGATTATGGTGGGTCTTCGCATATTCGCCAGGCGCCGAGGTTGTGGGCCGATTCCCTTTGGGCCGGCGCGGCAAACCATCCGTGCAGGATGCTGCGCGTGTGTCAGGCTGGCTGAACGCTGAGGCCGAAAAAATGGAATCGCGGGCCGCGGTCATCCGATCATTGGCCGAAGATCTAGGCGCGGTTGAGGTGGATTCATGATAACCCACCCATGGCAACACCGGAGCCGTGAGACATGGGTCGCGGTCATCGCGATCGGGTTCGGGGTCGTGTGCGCTGTGCTTCGGGCGCTGGCGGACTCGTTGTGAGCGGAGATGGGTGGATCTCGGTGGCTGATAGACTTCCCGACCCCGGCGCTAGAGTGCTGATAGGGTGGGCCGGGCTCGACGAGATGTGGATTGCGTTTCTGGCTGACGCCGGCTTCGGCGATGGCGAGGGATACGAATACGAGCCGACGCATTGGATGCCGTTGCCCGAGCCCCCGACGTGAAAACGTGCATCGTGAGCACGGCCGGTGCTATGATGGGCGAGCCATGGCTAAACTAACGGAAAAGCGCAGGAATTTCGTGCGGGCTTACCTCGGGGTGGCGGCAGGCAATGCGACGCAGGCGGCTCGGCTCGCGGGGTACAAGAGCCCGAAGCAGCAGGGGTCGAGGCTGTTGACCTTTGGTGACGTGAGGGCAGAAATTGAGCGGCAGAGCCGGAAAAAGCCCCGGGTCATGGGGCCGGAAGAGCTGCGGGAATGGTGGACCGGGCTCGTCAGCGGGGAGATGGAAGCGGAGATGAGAGACCGGATCAAGGCGTCTGAGCTGCTCGGGAAGTCGGCAGCGATGTTCGTCAAGAAGGTCGAGCATAGCGGGGATCGGGCTCGGCTCGAGATCTACATCCCCAAGAACGGCAGCGAGGTCGATGGATGAGCGCCCCCAAGAAAGTACAGCAGCAGTTCGATGGGCTCGGTCGAGTGCTCGACGCAGCTATCGCCGTGCATTGCGCTAGCCACGTCACCGGGGAGCTATACGATGCTTGCGAAGATCTGAGCCGGGCGCTGCTGGCCGGTGGTTTCGTCGAAGAGCGCAAGGCTCTGCCGGGCAGCGAGGTTGATGGGTGACCTAGATCAGCTCCGACCACAGCCTGGACCACAAGAGCAATTCCTTTCGAGCTCGGCTGACATCGTGATCTACGGGGGTGCCGGCGGGTCAGGAAAGAGCTTTGCTCTTCTGCTCAACTCGTTGCGGCACCTTCGATCGCCCGAATACCGTGCCGTGACATTCAGGCGCACTCGCCCCGAGATCACCGCAGGCGGGGGGCTCTGGGATGACGCTCAGCGGGTATATGGTCACCCCGATCTCGGCGCAGACCTTCGCGAGCAAGCGCTCGACGTGACGTTTCCAAGCGGTGCGTCGGTCGGTTTTCGGTCGATGCAGCACGCTAAGGATCGCTTCCGATACCAGGGCGCACAGTTTCACGACATCAACTTCGACGAGCTGACGCACTTCGAAGAGCGGATGTTCACCTACATGTGGTCGCGTGCGCGCTCAGTGTCGGGCATCAAGCCCCGGATCAAGGCGACCACGAACCCCGACCCCGACAGCTTCGTTCGTCGGCTGATCTCATGGTGGATCGATGAAGAGACGGGGCTCGCGATACCGGAGCGGGCTGGTGTGCTCCGGTGGTTTTATCGCATCAACGACAAAATGATCTGGGCTGACACCGCCGACGAGCTCGAAGCGCTGTACCCTGACCAAGGGGCTCCGATGTCGCTGACCTTCATTCCGGGGGCTCTCACTGACAACCCGGCGTTGATGGCTGCGGATCCGGGCTACCGGTCTCGGTTGATGGCGCTGCCCATGGTCGAGCGAGAGCGGCTGCTCGGTGGTAACTGGAATATCAGAGCAGCTCGGGGCAACGTCTTTCGGCGGGGATGGTTCCCGGTGCTCGATATGCTGCCGGCAGGGGGCATCGTCAAGCGGGTGCGAGCCTTCGACAAGGCAGCGAGCGAGCCGAGCTCTGCCTACCCGGACCCCGATTACAGCGCGTCGGTGCGTATGGCGAAGCTATCGCACCGTCTCGGGGGCGGGTATATCGTCGAGCACTTCGATCAGGTTCGGAAGCGGCCGCAAGGGGTCGATGTATGGCAACGCAACTTGTGCGACGGCGACCCGGCGGGGACCGAAGTGTGGTGCTACCAGGACCCGGGCCAGGCAGGGAAGGTCGATCAGCAGCACACGCTCGGGGTGCTCGACGGGCACAAGGTGACCTTTGTGCGGCCGAACCGCACCGGGAAGGTAGTTGCGGCTGGCCCGCTGTCGTCGCAGGCTGAAAACGGGCGCGTGTCGCTCGTGCGGGCTGCGTGGAATGATCTGTTTTTGGCGACGCTCGAGGGATTTCCCGACGCGGCGCACGATGACGCTGTCGACGCTGCCGTGCTTTCGCACTTCGGGCTCGGGGGTGGTATAGCTGCTATCGATAGGCTGAGAGCTTTGGGGGGAATGTGACGCCGTATTACGAGCAAGGCGGGATCACGATTTACCACGCGGACTGCCGCGATGTGCTACCAGATCTAGAGCCCGTCGATCTGGTCTTCACTTCCCCTCCGTATGGATCGCAGCGCACGTACAAGCTCGACTCGTTTGTGTGGGGCGATGTGGTACCCCCTGCGCTTTCTTCATGCGCTGATCATGGGTCTACGCAGATCATTGTGTGCCTTGGACAAATCCACACCGGCGGGGAGGTCGACCCGTATTGGCTGGACCTGGTTTCGGACATGCGCGGCACAGGTTGGCGGTGGTTTGGGATGTATGTGTGGGATCAAGGATCGGGGCTGCCGGGAGACTGGGGCGGGCGGTTTGCTCCATCGCACGAGCTTGTTTTCCATTTCAACAAAGCAAGCGCGCGCTTGAATAAATCCGAAAAGTGCAGATGTGCAGGGGGTGCTGGCGGAAAAACACAAAGGAAAGCGAACGGAACGACCAAGGATTTTACAACGAAAAGGGCGCGCGTCGGGCAGCGCAAAATTTCTGATAGTGTTATCAGGGCGAATCGAGCGGGCGTTACAGATATGCACCGGTTAGATCATCCGGCGGTGTTTTCGAATACTTTTGCGAGGTCTGTTGTGTCCGCTTTCCCGGGCTCAGTCATGGATCCGTTTATGGGTTCAGGAACAACGCTTGTTGCCGCGAAAAATCTAGGAAGGCGAGCGGTGGGGATTGAGATCGAAGAGAGTTACTGCGAGATCGCAGCGAAGCGGCTCGAGCAAGGCGTGCTCCCGTTGTCTTTTTCTGGGCCGGAGCCGAAACCAAAACAGGCGGATCTGATATGAACGACAAGAACGAGCAAGCAAAGCGAACGCAAGACGGGTGGGCGAACGTCGTCACCGGGCTCGGCACCGACATCGACAAGCGCACCGCGTTCGGGTTCAGGGGTGCTCGCCGGATCTCACCGCAGCAGCTCTCGGACCAATTCGAAGGCGACTACCTCACCGCGCGGATCTGCGAGCTGCCGGCTCGAGAGATGATCCGCAAGTGGGTGCGGCTCGACGTCACCGAGGACACCGAAGCACGCGACGCGATGACGACAGCGCTCGCCGACCTCGGCACGGCCCCGGCCTTTCAAGAGGCGATCACGTGGTCGAGGCTCTTCGGGGGCGGCGGGATTCTGATGGGGCTCATGGACGGGGGCGATCTCGACGAGCCCGTCAACGTCGAGCGGCTGCAGTCTGTCGAGTGGCTCACCCCGGTCGACCGCTGCGATCTGCGGGTGAAGTCCTACTTCACCGACCCGCTCGACGCCCGCTTCGACCGGCCGGAATTCTACGACTTGCAGCGCACCGGCGCGGCATCGGTGGTCGTACATGAGAGCCGGCTGCTGATCTTTGACGGTGCCCCGCTGCCGGCTCGAGCTCGTCGCAGGCGTGACGGGTGGGGCGCGTCGGTGATCGAGCGTGCCGACGAAGCGATGAGCGACTATCTGCAAGGGGTCGGGGGTGCGGCTCACGCTCTGACCGACTTCGCGCAGGCGGTGATCAAGATCCAAGATCTGGCCGATATGCTGGCGCAAGATAACGAGGGGCTCGTGCTACAGCGGCTGCGCACTCTACAGCTCGTCAAGAGCACGCTGCGGATGATACCGCTCGACGCCGAGACCGAGGACTATACGCGGGTCGCGACTCCGCTCTCGGGCATCCCTGAGACGCTCGACAGGCTCGCCGAAGCTGTCGCGAGCGCGGTCGAGATCCCGATGTCGATCCTACTCGGGCGCGCACCGGCGGGGCTCAACGCCACCGGCGAAGCTGATCTGCGGTGGTTTTACGACACGATCTCAGCGGCGCAGCAACGCCTTGTGGTGCCACAGCTTCGGCAGCTTGTCGGGCTGCTTTTCAACGCGAGCAACGGGCCGACGGGGGGCAAAGAGCCCGACGGGTGGACGCTCGAAACCGTGCCGCTGTGGCAGCTCGACGAGAAGCAGCAGGCTGAGATCCGAAAGATGACGGCCGAGACCGATGCGATATACTTCGAGCTCGGCGTGTTGGCACCTGATGAGATCCGCAGCTCGAGGTTCGGGACCGAAAGCTTCTCGACCGAGACCACGATCAGCGAAGAGACAGCCCCGGCTCTGACCGGGCTGCCCGTCGATGGCGAAGCGTAAGCCACGACCGGCGAAGCGACGAGCGCGACCCGCAGCCCGGAAGCGGAGACCTGGCACCGAGCAGCTCAGCCCCGGGCTCGCTCAGCGGCTCAAAGCGCTGTCGGCATCGCCCCGAGCTCGACGGCTGCCGAGGGTGCCCGAGACGCGACAGCTCGAAGAGCAGTACCTTCGAAGTCTGATGCCGATGCTTCGGGTAGCGTTCCGGCTTGTGCGCTCTCTCGTCGATGTGCGCGAGCTCACCGGCGACGATGGGCTGCGCACCGACGCGAGCACCGAAGGTTTCGTGCGGCTCTTCAGGTCTCGCATGGTCGAGATCCGGGCCAGGTTCGCGAAAGAGGTGCCGGTGAGCCTGTGGCGAAAGGCAGTGCAGAAGGCCGGCAGGCTCGTCGGTGTCTTCACCAAGAAAGCGACGGCGTCGAGCGTTCAGCAGGTGCTCGGGATCGACATCCTTTCAGAGCTCAGCGACACCGCCCCGGCATCGTTCGTCGAGCTGTGGACGGCTCTGAACGTGGATCTGATCGTGACGGTGCCCGAGCGCTTTTTCTCGAGCATCGAAAAAGCGGTCATCGAGCACGTACGCACCGGCAAGCGTGCGAGCTCGCTCGTCAACCGGCTCGGCGAGCTCGAAGCTAGCTCGGGGTGGAATGCTCAGCGGATAGCGCGAGACCAGATCGGCAAGCTGACGTCGCAGCTTCACCGAGCCCGACAGCAAGAGCTCGGCGTCACCCACTACATCTGGAGCACATCGAAGGACGAGCGGGTCAGGGGCGACCCGTCGGGCGCTTACCCTGACGCAGATCCGTCGCACTTCGAGCGCGAGGGGGATCGGTTTTCATGGGAGCACCCGCCCGAAGACGGGGCACCGGGCGAGCCGATTCTATGCCGGTGTGTGGCGTTGCCTGATTTTACCACGATCGCCCCATAGCGTCTCGAGCATCCCTATGCGCAGTCGACGCAGCGGCCGTCGATGATAGAGCCGTCGGCTTCGTCCTTCAGCGTCAGATCGGCAGAGCACCCGACGCAGTGCGTGATCACTTCGGTGCAGTCGTGCGTCTCCGCGTCATACTGGCTGTACGTCTCGAGGTCGCAGTCTTCGCAGTGATAGGCGGTGATCGTCATCGCAGCCCCCGAACGTCTCGACCGCAGAGCCACCGAAGCGCAGCAGCGTTCGCGACCCTGCCCCGCTTGTCGGGCACGAGCTTGCCCGTCTTCACGTGGTACGCGAGAGCCTGTTGCGTCATGCTCGCGAGCACCCCGATGTGTCTCAGCGACATCGTGGCACCTTCTGCGAGCGCAAGACGAGCGCTCACCGCATCGGCGACGAGCTCGAGCTCGGCATCGTGTCCCATGTACGCTTCGAGCAGCACGAGCGGCGGCACGAGTTCGGATCGCCTGCGGCTCGGGTCGGTGGCGATGTCACCGCCGCGGTCAGCGAACGATGCCACGGTGGCGACGTGCTCTGCGAAGCGACGCAGCGCGATGTCGTTACGCTCGACGGTGCTGCCGACGATGTCAGCCGCCACCGACGCAGCTTCGAGCACCGCGAGAGCGCACCGCTGACCGAAGGCGATCGGGTCGATGTCTTTTAGGCGCTCGGTCATAGGGGTGGGTCCGGGTCGCTTTATCACGGTGGCTGTTATGGTGTCACCCCGAGAGCTGCGCTGCTCTTCGAACATCTCCCGGACGATCTCTTGTCTCATCTGCTCTTTCGTCTTCATGGTGTCGGCTCCTGTGCCGGTATCCGCCGGCTCGGGTTCGGGTTAGCGGCTGCGGGCAACGTGCCGGTCGAAGTATTGAAGCTGCCGTTTCGCGTAGGTGTCGCCGTCACAGATACGGAAAGCGGCGGTGCGGGCTCGGGATGCGACATCGCGCGGGGCTCGGGCACAAATCTCGGCGAGGGTGCGCAGGTAGTTGCGAACGCTCGAGCAGGCCACGAGGTCGCAAGGGTCCATAAAGAAGCGTTGTGCATAACGGCGGTCGATCTCGTTGTTGCTGTATCGCGAGAGCAGACCCTCGAGCCCCGTGAGGTTTTTGTGCGCTTCGGCGATGATTCCGGCTCGGTTTGTTTTTGTCGTCGTCATAAGAACACCCTACGCTCGCGTCTTGTGTCTGTCCACAACAAAATGCACTAGGTGCAATAATTCTCAAAGGGGGTGACATTGCACTATGTGACGTGTAGCGTCATGGCCATATGCGAGACACGCGGCAGGTCGAGCGATACGATCGGGGAACACTCGGGAAGGCTGAGCGCACAGACGCGGGCTTTCTCCGCGCACCGGCGCACCTAACGCGCGTCGGTGTGTTCGTGTACCGCTTCGCCGATGGCACCGAACGTCGCGAGCTCAGAGCCCCTGAAGAGGTACTGCGGGCAGATTCTCTCGCAACGCTGCGGGGCGTGCCGCTCACCGACCGACACCCGGAGGACTTCGTCACCGCGAAGAACGCACGCAAGCTCGGGCGCGGTCACATCGGGGAAGACGTCAGAGCCGACGGAGACCTCGTTGCTGCCACCGTCACGATTGAGGACGAAGAGCTGATAGGCGTGGTCGAGCGCGGTGACCGGCGAGAGCTGTCTGCGGGCTACACCGCCGAGCTCGACACGACCCCCGGTGTCTTCAGGGGCGAGCGCTATGACGCCAGACAGATCAATATCCGTTACAACCACGTCAGCATAGTCGACGCCGGCCGAGCCGGTGCGCGCGTCAAGCTGCACGTCGATCGGCTAGACGCCGAGCAAATTCAGTACATCGACACACCGCCGCAATCAAGCGACGGAGACCGAGGAGGGCGCACCGTGCCTACTATCAAGATCGACGGGGTCGATTACGAGTGCCCCGAGCAGTTGAAGCAAGCCATTGAAGCCCGAGACGCGAAACGCGACAGCATCGGCACCGCAGCAGCCGAGAAGCTCGCAGAGCTCGACGGCGAAGTCGAGCGGGCCAAAGGTCGAGCAGACGCAGCCGAAGCCGAGCTCGTGAAGGCCACCGAACGCGCCGACGCTGCCGAGCAGCCCGAAGCGCTCACCGAGCGCGTCAACGCTCGAGCGAAGCTGATCACCGAAGCCCGCCGCTGGCTCGACGCCGATGACGAGCTCGACGCTCTCACCGATGACGAGATTTTGCAGAAGGTCGTGGCTAAGGCCGAGCCGAGCGTGAAGCTCGACGGTCGCAGCTCTGACTACGTTCGCGGGATCTTCGAGCTCGTGAGCTCACGGCAGACGCCCCGGGAGAAGCTCAGCACGCAGCGACCCCGGATCAACGATGCGAAGCCCGAAGCGCAGCCGAGCATCGCCGAGCGTCACGAGCAGCGAGCCGACGACGTTCGCAAGGCACAAGCGCAGATCCACTAAACCGGCCACACCGGCCAACAAAGGCAGAGGATGATATGACAGTCCAAACGACTTTCGAAGCTCAGAAGCTCGGTATCTCGGGCGCTCCGACCGGTGTGCAGGCCAATTCTGTGCACACCGCGATCAATGAAGAGGCGAGCGCGATCCCGATGGGGTACTGCGTTGTGCGCGGCACCGCAGCGGCGGGGCTCAACAATAACGCGCTACTGCCGAGCGCTGCTGACGATGACATTCTCGGCGTCGTGCTGCGCACCTTCGAGAACGACAATCCGGCGAACGAGGTCGCATCGGGCGAGGTCTTCGGTTGTCTCACCACCGGCCAGTGCTTCGTGCTGCCCGAGGTCGATGTCGCTGCCGGCGACGATGTATTCGTCAATTGGCAGGGCGGCAATGAGGGCCAGCTACGCAACGACAACGATGGCGGAAACGCTGCTCAGCTTCTGCGCGCTCGGTGGGAGTCCATCGGTGGCCCGACGTCGGGCAAGCCCGCCATTCTCACGCTCGAAGGCGTGACCAATAACGCCTAAACCCTGCCAAGGCAGAGAGGAGCACGAACCGTGAGAGATCAGACGAAAGTCGAGCGACACGATCACCTGAAGGTCGACAGCCATAATCTGAGGCGCGTCGATGCCGAGACTAACGTTTTCTTCGCCCGCGAGCTCGAGCACGTCGCGAGCCGGATTTCAGAAGTCATGCACCCCGAGCACAAGGCGCGGACAATCGTGCCCGCCGATCCCGATATGGGGCCGGCATGGGCCGATACGTACACGTATCGCACCCTCGAGAAGTTCGGCGAGGCGAAGATCATCCGATCGGGTGCTGCGACGGATCTGCCCCGGGCTGATGTCGGTGGCGACGAAGTGCCGACGAAGGTCTACCAGATCGGCGACAGCTTCGGGTACACCGTTGACGAGCTGATGAAGTCGCAGGCTCTCAACCGTGGGCTCGATACGCTTCGGGCCAGTGCTGCGCAGTTTGCGGCGAACGAGCTCTGCGACACACTGATCGCCACCGGAGACGCTGACATCGGCTTTACCGGCTTCATCAACGACGCGGCTGTCAACGTCGAGAGCCCGACGCTCGGCACGACTTGGGCGACGAAGATCGCGACCCCGGCACTCGTCGAAGGCGTGCTCGACGATGTGAACCTTCTGATCGCTGAGATGTCGCTTGCGACCGCCGGCGTGTTGAAGCCCGACACGCTCGTGCTCCCTGAAGCGCAGTTCACGACGCTGTCGACGAAGCGGCTGCCCGAGTCGAGCGAGACGCTGCTGTCATTCCTGATGCGTTCGAGCCCCTACATCACGCAGATCTTCGGCTGGCATAAGCTGACCGCTGCCGGTGCCGGTGGCCTCGACCGCATGGTTGCTTTCAGGCGCGACCCGGCGATCGTCTCCTACGTTACCCCGATGGAATGGACCATGCTCGCACCGCAAGAGCAGGGGCTCGAGATCGTGGTTCCGGCGTGGATGAAGTGTGCGGGCACGGTGATCCGTCACCCGCTCGGGCTTCAGTACATGGACGGCATCTGACAGGCGGCACGAGCTCGAAGCGATAGGGGGCCGGCAATGCCGACCGTTACACTGCACGGCAAGGCGTCGCGGGGCTACTACGGGCTTGCGAAGCTACAGCCCGGGATCAACGAGATCGCCCCTGACGTATGGGCGACTGTCCTCGAGATCGACAAGGGCCAGCGAGCCCGCACCGGACACGGGATGCTCTCGGGTGATCTCGCTGCCGGTGTGCTCGAGGTGAGCGACGGATCGGGGGGAAGTCTCTCACCGTCGCTCGCTTCGCTTGCGCTCGCTGACGCGAAAGACGCGATCGCAAACTGCTCGAGCTTCGAGCTCGTGCTCGAGCTCTATGACAGCGAGCGGGGCCGGAAGCGACCCCGCTCGACGCTGCTCTCTGCTGCACTGGGGAAGGCGAAGCAGATCGCCAGAGCCGAGACCGACCCCGCACAGCTCGCGGAGTGGGGCGAGCTCGCAGCACAGAGCAGCCAAGATCTCGGGCAGTACATGTTTGAGCTCTTGCCGCCGTCACCCACCCCTGCCGAAGACGAGCCCGACACCTATGACCCCGAGCCCGGCGGGGCTGAGTAATGACAATCACCTTCACGGCGACTGACCCCTTCGACACCGAGACCGATGTCGATGTGAACAAGATCGTTACCTTCACGCTTGAATCGGACGCGGCAGACATCGACTTGGCTGAACTAAATGTGCAGATGGATCCGATCGGTGCCGCGCTTGTCGACGTCATTGTGGGCGGCAATTTTGAGCCCGGCTGGGAAGGTCCACAAAGCTCGATAACGCAAGGCCCCGGGCCTGAAGAGATCATAGTAGAGATCGAATATGAGTCCCTGCCATTCTCCGATCTGGAAGGTATCGCGGTCGTTGTGCAGGCCGATGAGGCTGGGGGCGGGGCGCCTTTCTCTGAGTCTTTCAGCTTCACGACTGGCGCCGCTGCCGTTATTAACCCCAAGTTCGACCCGCAGATCCCGACCGCGGGCGATATCGATGTCGACGTCAACGCTGATATCACGTTCGACGTCGACGCGCAGCTCGGCGGCGCAACGCTGGATAACGTGTCGCTGAACATCGCAGTTGGCGGGGTCGACGCCATTATCGCCGGCGTCTTTCAACCGGGCTTCAACGGTATCGGCTCCGCGGTCATAAACGGCGGGACTGATGTCTTAGGCGTGACGATCGATCTGACATCCCCGCTGGCTGCCGCAACCCTGATAGAGATCTCGGGCGACGTTGATGAGGCGCCGAGCTCGGGCCCGTATCTTCTGCCGCCGTACGATTTCACGACCGCAGCAGCAGCAGCCGGTGTGTCGTTCGACAACCAGGATCCAGCGGCAGACGAGATCGGCGTCGCTATCTCGACGGACATCTCCTTCGATCTGGTGCTGACCGGCGGCGACAATCTGGACGCTTCGACACTGATCGTCAGTGTCGGGCCACCGCAGGCGATCTTGAACGGCGTATTTCAGGCAGGTTATGCCGGCACGATCACCGGCGACGGCACACCGACGCTTTCAGTCACGATCAATCCAGACGCCGATCTTGACGCAGAGACAGGGATCCCGATCTCGACGACCGTCGATGACGACGTGCTCAGTGGACCCTACAACCAGAATTACAGCTTCACGACCGCAGCCGCGCCAGACGTCGATCCGCCGGTGCTCGGCAACAACTCGCCCGACGACGGTGACACCGACGTCGATGCAAACCCGTTTGTCTGGACGTTCGAAGTTACCGACCCCGGCAGCGGTGTCGATCAGGCGACGATCAACGCGCGGATCCGACCGACCGGCGGCACCTTCGAAAACGCGGTCGTTGCTGGCGTGGTTCAAACGGGGTGGACCGAGACCGCGATCGACGTCATCGCCGACGGGTTCAGATACACAGTGCAGCGCGTGGCTCGGCTCAACTACGAATCAGGCTATGAATACGAGATCGACGCGGGGGACCTCGCCCCGTGAGCATGACGACGTTTCCAGGCGGGTTCACCACCGGACCCTACACAGGCAACGTCTTCACGTTCGGCGGCAGCTTTGCGACCGCTGCGGCGACTCTGCTGCAATGCTTCCGGGACAGCTTCCCCGAGTTTGCTGAGCTCGACGATCTGACCGTATTGCAAGCGCTCGCCGAAGCTCAGTGCTTCGCATCGCTCGAGGCGTTCGGGGCGTGCCGGTACAAGCTCGCGGTCATCAACTACGCGGCGCACTGTATCTTCTGCTCGCAGCAAGAGAGCGGGGCCGGTGCGGGGCAGCTCACGAGCGTGAAGGTCGGGCCGATGGCGAAGAGCTTCGGCGCAATCGATCTCGGTGGCGAGCCGTGGCTCGGCAAGTCGCGGTACGGGCTGCGCTTCATGCACATCCGTCGGTTGACCTTCGCGGGGCGGTGTCTCTGATGGCGCTGATCGAACGAGACTTCGGGCTGAAAAAGCTGCTCGCCGCGTTTCGGCGACGGCGTCGCATCGACGTCGAGATCGGGATCATCGGCAGCGATGCCGAAGACGACCACGGCGAGCTGACGAACGCCGAGCTCGGCACTATTCACGAATTCGGAAGCTCAGACGGTCGCATCCCGCAGCGGTCTTTTTTGCGGTCGACGGTCGAGGAGAATCGAGACAAGTATAAGCAAATGATGGCTGACGCTGCGTCGGCTTTCGGTACTGGCAAGCTGCGAGGTGCCGGCGGTCGATTCGTCTCCGGTGGCGCTGACGGGCTCACGGCAGCACTCAACAAGGTCGGGCTGCAGGCTGTCGCAGATGTGCAGCGCAAGATCGCAGACGGCATCGAGCCCCCGCTCGCCGAGAGCACGATCGCTCGCAAGGGATCGAGCAAGCCCCTGATCGATACGGGGCAACTCAGGCGGTCGATCACGCACCGCGTGGTGGGGCTCAAGTGACCCTAGCGTGCGGCATAGACTTTTTCCCCGAGCTCGTGACGCTGCGTCGAGCTGAGCCGGGCTACATGGATCGCGGTGTCTACTGTGCCGGCGAAGTCGAGAGCACCGCCGATCTGACGATGGCGTCTCACCCCGCACCGGGCAATGAGGTCGAGCGGCTCGACGAGGGGCTACGGCAGCGAGAGGTCCGCTCTTTCTACGCGGCGATCGAGCTCTTCGGAGTCGAGGCACCCGACGGGCGAAACCCCGATCAGATCACCCGAGCCGATGGCGTCACATACGAAGTGCAGCGGGCCGATGACTGGCGAGACCACGGCGGATTCTGGCACGCGCTGTCAGTGCGGCTCGAGGTGCAGCCGTGATCGACTGGCCAACCATTCAAAACGCGCTCTTTGACTGGGTGTCGTGCGAGTTCGAGACGCACTTCGGCATGGTCGTCGGTGTATCGTGGGCGGGGCAGAAGAGACCCCGAAACACCTACCCGCACGCCACGCTGCAATGGCTCACCGGTGACGCTCGCAACGGTCAGATCGACACGCTCGTGCAGACCTACGACCCGGCGGCAGACGCAGGGGAAGAGATCACGCTGAGCCGAGTAGGCGAGCGCACCCGCACTCTCACAATTCAGGTCTTCGGGCGTCCCGACTGCTTCGCCGAAGCGATCGACGCGCTTGGTGAGCTCGCGTCATCGATGGACCACGACGAAGTGCGCGACCCGCTGCGAGCTGCGTGCTGCGCTATTTTCCTTCGCGGTGACGTGATCAATCTCGGGCCAGATCTGCGGTCTGATGCTTTCGTGCCGAGAGCGTCGCTCGACGTCGGTGTGCGCGCTACATCGGTCAGCACGCGCACGGCGGGCTACATCGACACAATCAATCTATCGGGGGCTGACCCCGCAATCGACACAACTCTTGAGGTGCCCTGATGTCAGAGCTCGACGGAATCATCGAAGTACAGTTTACGCTCGCCACGGCAGGCGTTGAAAAGGCGAGCTTCGGCGTACCGCTCGCCGCTGGCTATCATACCAACTGGCCCGAGCGCGTGCGCGTCTACAACTCAGCGGCGGATATGCTCGAGCCTGCCGAGGGATTCGTCGCGACGGATCCGCTGTACCTTGCCGCTGTCGCGCTCAAAGCTCAGAGCCCCAGGGTTACGCAGTTCAAGATCGGGCGCATCGCCGAAGCGACCACGAAAGAGCACACAGTCACCGTCGTCGATCCGACCACGCACGGCGGGGCAACGACCGACGTCGAGGGCAAGACGTACACGATCACGATCAACGGCACCGCGTTTACTTACCTCGCGGTGGCGCTCGACGATCAAGACGACATCGCAACGGCACTGTTCACCGCGATCAATCTCGGCGCCGAGCCGGTGACTGCGGCGAACGGCACTGCCGGCGAGGTCGATCTCGTTGCCGATGTCGCAGGCGATCTGTATACGCTCGAGATCGGCGTCGACAGCACCGACGTGCTCATCGAGCAGAAAAACACGACCACCGACCCCGGGATCGCTGCGAGCTTGAACGCGATTCTGGCTGCTGATGATCAGTGGTACGAACTCAGTCTCGTCTCACAGAGCGAAGCAGAGATCAACGCAGCGGCCGGCGTCATCTCGGCGACAGAGAAACTCTTCGGGGCGGCGAGCGCTGACGATGACATCCTCGACTCGGGCAGCTCGACGGACATCGCGAGCGACCTTGGGTCAGCGGCTCGCTCGTGGGTCATGTACAGCTCGACGCCCGACGACTACCCGGCGCAAGCGTCGCAGGGGCGAGCGCTGACACGCGACCCCGGCAGTTCTACGCGCAAGTTTAAGACGCTGACGGGCATCACGCCTGACGTGCTGTCGGCGACGCAGGTCGCAACGCTACAGGCGAAAAACGCCAACTTCTATCGCGAGCTCGGTGGGCAGGGGATCTTCTGCGAGGGCACGGTAGGGGACGGGGAGTACATCGATACGCAGCGCGGTGCGGATTGGCTGAAGGCCAGGATGCAGGAGCGGCTGTATGTGCTGCAGCTCAACAACGAAAAGCTGCCCTTCACCGACGGCGGCATCGCACAGATCGTCAGCGAAGTACGGGCACAGCTCGGCGAGGGTGTCTCGCAGGGCTATCTCAGCCCCGACCCCTTCGACGCCGATGCCGGGATCTTGCAGCCCTTCACGGTGACCTATCCCCGAGCCTTCGATGTGCCGGCGAACGACAAAGCGGCGCGCGAGCTCGGCGGGGGCGGCATCGTATTTCAGGCGAAGCTCGCCGGGGCCATTCACAAGATCGTGATTCAGGGCACGATTTCGCTCTAAACGCACACCGCTCGAGGAGGGCGAAACGATGGCTGTTGATACCTACGATGCGGCAAACGTAAAGATCACCATGGGACCGTCTGAGCTGACGGGCTTTGCCGATGGCGACTTTTTGAACATCGAGAAAGAAAGCGACGACTACACCGACGAGAGCGGTGCTGACGGGCGTGTGACGCGCTCGAAGAGCAACGACAGGCGGGCAACGGTGACATTCACGTGCACGCAGGGAAGCCCCGCGAATAGCCTGCTGAACGCGGTGCGGCTGACGGGTCTCGCTTCGGGCGTTGCGGTACCGTTCAGCGCTGCCGATCTGAACGGTGACACGCTGATCTCGGGTGCGGCATCGTGGGTCAAAAAGCCACCGGCGACCGGGTATGCGAAAGAGTCTGGAACCCGTGAGTGGACGCTGATGGTTGTCACCGACGTCGAGAACTACGGGGGCATCCTGCTGTGAGCCAAGCGCGCACCGAGCAGACGCAGATCGGCGACTCGCTCTACCGGTCCCGACCTCTGCCACCACGGCGATCGCTGTCTGTCATGGGCTCGCTGATGAAGGTGATCGCACCGGGTGCGGGGTCGCTTGCCGAAGCGAGCAGCGTGCTCGAAGCGCAGCTCGAGGCGCCGCTCTCGGCAATCACCGATCGGCTCGACGACGATCGGGTGTGGGCTGTCTTCGAGGCTATGGCTGAGGTGTGCGAGGTCAAAGCGGCAGATGCGGGGCAATGGGTCTCGCTCGCTGGTGCCTTTGAAGTGCACTTTCTCGGGCGCGATCTTGAGATGCTCCAGTGGCTTTGGTGGGCTTTGGGGGTGCAGTATCGCCCTTTGTTCGGAGCGGTCCGCGCAAAGCTCGCCGGCATGGGAGACGCGGAACCGGCAGCACCGTCGAAGTCCCCGAGCATCTCCCCTGGCTTGTCTGGCGGCTCGTCATCCGAGGGACTGCGACACTGAGCGAGATCGATACGCACTACGAGCTCGGCGACGTGCTCGACGCAAACGAAGCGCTGGATCTGATGGAAGAAGCCGAACGGCGGGCATATGATGACGCACCGAGACAGTGAGGCGACACGATGATCGTCGGCGAGCTATTCCAGCGGCTCGGGCTGAAAGTCGATCCGTCGGGCTTCAAGTCTGCGAATAGCGGGCTCGACAAAATCAAGGGTGCTCTGCGCGGGCTCGCCGCCGGCTTCATCGGCTTCAAGACCGTCACCGGGCTCGCAGGCATCACGAAAGAGATCGCAGCGCTCGGCGACAGCATCGACAAGACTGCCGGCAAGCTCGGGATCGGAACGAAGGCGCTACAGGAGCTGCGCTTCGCAGGCGAGCTCGGCGGTGTGTCGACGGGCTCGCTCGACAAGAGTCTCGAGATCATCGGCAAGCGAGCGTCAGAGGCAGCGCTCGGGCTCGAGACAGCTCAGCGCAGTTTTCGGGATCTCGGCATCGACGTTAGGGGCGCGAACGGCGAGTTGAAACCAACCGACGTGCTGCTTGAAGAGGTCACCGCTAACTTTAGCAAGGCCGGCAGCTCAGCCGACGAGCTGCGGATCGCTTCTGACCTATTCGGGCGAGCGGGGCCGAAGCTGATCAACGTGCTGAAAGGGGGCTCTGCGGGGCTCGCTGCGATGCGAAAAGAGGCGAGCGAGCTCGGCTCTGTGCTCTCGCAGGATGTGATCGATCAGTCAGTCGAATTCACCGACAATCAGACCCGACTCGGTCGAGCTATGCGCGGGGTGAAGACCACGATCGCGGGTGCTTTCCTGCCGACGATACTGAAGACGCAGCGCGCGGTGATCGGGTGGTTCAAGGCGAACCAAAAGCTGATCGCTCAAAAGCTCGGGCGGATCTTCGGCGCACTCGCTCGAGCTCTTGCGAACGTATCGCGCGCTCTGCTGCGGGTGGGTGAGGCGATCGTGAAGCGGCTCGGGCCAGCAAAAACAGCGCTGCTCGGGCTCGCTGCCGTGGTCGGGCTGCTCGTGTTTCTCTTCGGGCTCAAAGCCGTAGCGATCGGCATCGTGGCGGGGCTGCTCTTTCTGCTGATCGATGAATTCGAGACGCTCGGCAAGGGCGGCGAGACACAGATCGGCAAGCTGATCACCGGCTGGTCTGCGCTGATCGAGAAGCTGCGAGAGCCGATCTCGGAAGACGACAACGTGCTCGTGCGGATCGGCAAGACGATCGTCGGTGTGTGGGATGACATCAACGCAGCGATCGCACAGGGGATCGAGGGTGTCGTCGACTGGATCGAAGACTTCCAGGGTGCGATTCAGAGTGCCGAGACGCTGCTGAGGAAGATCGGGCTGCTCGACGCGAGCGTCGAAGTGCGGGCACGGCAGCGGGCACAAGCGCCGAACCCGGTGCTTGCCGCAACGCTGACGAAGTTACGCGCTCAGAAGCCGGAGCAGAAGGTCACGCAGAGCAATACAACGAACATCGTCAATAACATCGGATCGGGCGCTGATGCCGGCGCAGTGCAACGTGGCACGTCAGGGGCTCTGCGTGAGGGTGCCCGAGAATACCGCAAGGCGTTTCAAGCCACGACGCCAGAAGCGGCCCCGGCGGGCGGCTGATGCCTAGCCGATTCACATACGGCGAGCCCGATCTCGACTTCGTCGAATTCGACATCGACGCGCGGCAGACGTGGACCGACGCGAACGACGTCACCGAGCACGCTGTCGAGGGCGGCTCAGACATCTCGGATAACATCCGACGCAAGTCGACCGAGTACGCGGTCGACGGTGTCGTGAGCAACTCGCCGGCTCTCACCGAAGCGCTGCTCGAGGTCGAGCCCGAGAATCGCGCAGAGCTCGCCTACTTTCTGCTTCTCGATGTCATGGGGCGCACCGTTACCGTCGACACACCGACGCGGTCGGCTGAGAATATGGCTTTCCTGTCGGTCGGGGTGACACGCGAGTCTGATGCCGGCGACGCTCTTCGGATCGCTGCGAGCTTCCGGCAGATCGTCACCGCAGAATCAGAGACGGTTTCGGCACCCGTCACGGCGATCGAGCGCAGCAAGAGCGAGAAAGACGGGGGGCGGCAAGAGAGCACCGCAGCAACCGATGAACAAGCGGCAGCGGCAGATGAGTCGCTCGCAACGGCGGGCGTCGAATTAGTCGCGGGGCTCTTCTGATGGCACACTTCACGCTCGCAGCCCGTCCGGAGTTTCAGCGCTTCGCCTACACGGTCGATCTTGACGGCGTCGTTTTCGGCATCACGCACATATGGTCTGAGCGTGAGCAGCGCTGGTACATGGATCTGCGAGACAACGACGGATCCGATCTGCGTATGGGTCTCGCGATGCCTGCCAACTGGCCGATCTTGCGTCTCATGAAACAGGCAACCCGGCCCGGTGGTGAGATCGTGATCGTGGCCATCGGCGACGAGCCGACCGACCCGACCCGCGACGAGCTCGGTGCCGAAAAGCCGATCGTTTACATCGATGCCGAGAGCCTTGCGGCTGTCGAGGCGGCTTTATGACAGAGCTCTTCGGCAGAGCGTACGAGCTGACAATCGGCACCCGGAAGATCGTGGGGCTGCGGGTGAGCTTCGAGATCGAGAAGTCGCTGAGCCGAGAGCCGAACACGGCCAAGATCGGGATCTACAATCTCTCGCAGGACACACGCGATCGGATCGCTTTCCAGGTCGACGCACCGGTGCAACTGCGCGCGGGCTACGGTGACGAGCTCGAAGATCTGTTTCTCGGCGATGCAACGAACATCACGAGCGAGTACAGCGCGCCCGATTGGATTACCACCGTCGAGAGCGGCGACGGCGTCAACGCGATCCGTCGGGGTCGGATCTCGCGCAGCTTCGCACCGGGCACGAAGATCAAAGAGATCTTGAAAGCTGCGGCAGAGTGCGCCGGTGCGAAGATCGGAAACGCTCTGAAAAAGGCAGACGCGGGTGACGTCGCGGGCACGCTTCAGGAGTTCAGCGGGGGGCGGGTGCTGTCGGGGCAGTGTTTCCCGAAGCTGAACGAGCTCGCCGGATCGCTCGGGTACGGGGTGAGTATTCAAAACGGGGAGCTTCAACTGCTCGCGCTGGACGAAACGACCACCGATCAGGTCGTGGTTTTGGACGCAGAGACCGGGTTAATAGGCTCACCACATCGCTCGGAAAAGGGGCGATGGCAGGCGGTGTCGCTGCTTCACCCCGGGCTCGCACCGGGGCGACGGGTGAAGATCAGAGCGACCGAGATCGAAGGGATCTTTAGGGTCGAGCAGACGAAGTACACCGGCGACACACACGGCGAAGCATGGTTTGCCGAGCTCGAGGTCAAGTCGATATGACGGTTGCGCGCGCACCTTCTCTCGGCGAGATCATCAGAGCAGCGCTCGCAGCGAATTCGCGCGAGCTGCGGGTCGCTCTGCCGTGCGAGGTCGTCAGCTATGACGCGGAGAAGCAAGCGGCAGACTTGCAGCCGTTGATCCGAGACGTCATCGCCGAAGGTGAAGAGCCGACGAGCCTACCGATTCTGCCTGCCGTGCCGGTGTCGTGGCACGGTGGCGGGGGCTTCTTCCTGTCGTTTCCGCTCACCGAGGGCGATCAGGGCTTTGCGATCTTCTGCGACCGGTCGATCGATAGGTGGGTCGGTGGCGACGGTGGCGAAGTCGAACCGGGGTGGACGCACTCTCACGATCTCAGCGATGGCTTTTTCATCCCCGGCGGCAAGGCATACCGGCGAGCATTCAAAGAGGCGAGCGCGGATCGGGCGGTGCTCGGCAAGGATGACGGCGGGCTCCAGTTGACGATCTCGGCTGATGTGCTCGAGGCGACGCTGCGGAATCACCCGGCGGTGTCGGTGGCTATCGCCGATCATCTCGAAGCGCTATACGGCACGACGGCGGGCGGGCTTGTTTCGTGGCTCGAGACGCACACGCACCCGACGGGCACCGGCCCGAGCGGACCGCCACCGGCGGCACCGGTGGTCCCCGCTTGGGACCCGCTTATCAATTCGAGCCGGGTGATCATCCCCGACAACGAGTCGACCCCGTGACGCTGAGCATGACAAAACTCGGCGACGAGCTCGAAGCTGAGATCACGGCGACGGACACCGAGAGCACCGCGCGTCAGGCATGGGCCGATGCGTGGCTCGAGTATTTCACCGACGCGCAGATCGCGGTTCCGTCTCTGCCGATTCTGACGGCAGCGCTCGACGCAACGCGAGACGTCATGCGTGACGCGATGACAGGACTCTCGACCACCGGCGCGGCTGCAATTCAGGCGGGGCTCGTCGCATGGTGGGGCGCGATGGCTGCGGCCCCTTCTGCCTACTTCACCGGCGCAACGGTTATCACACCGCCGACCGGCATCGCATCGATCGCAACGGGGCTCGCGACGGTCTTCGCAGCGAACACGACCGCAGCGCTATCGCTCGAAGACTCCGCAGACGCTATCGCGGGGGTCATGCATACCGCGAACGCTCTCGGCACTGCGACGTTTCCCGGGCCGTCGCAATTGGTGATCGTATGAGTGACTGGGCACTGACAACGGCGGGCGATCTCGAGCTCACCACCAACGATCTGGAATTTGTGACCGGGCCGGAAGCGATCCGGCAACATCTAGAGATCCGGCTGCGCTTTCTTCTGGGCGAGTGGTTTCTCGACGAGCGCGAGGGTGTGCCATATCTGCAAGAGATTTTCAGCAAGGGCACGAGCAACGCGCGGGTGCTGGCGATTCTGCGAGAAACGATGATCGAAACGCCCGGTGTGATAGAGATCCGAGAGCTGTCGATCGAGACCGACAAGGCTGCTCGCTCTGCGAGCGTCTCGGCAGCGCTACAGGTAACCGGCTCCGACGAGCCGCTCGACTTCTCTGAAGTCTTCGAGGTGGGCTGATGGCTTTCGGGGTGACCGCTGCCGGGTTTGTGCTCAAGACGCAGCAGGACATCGAAGACGAGCTCGTCGCAGCGCTTCGGGCTCGCTTCGGTGGCGATATCAATACGAGCTCGGCAAGCGTGCTCGGGCAGACGGTCAAGATCTTCTCGGCGCAACTCGCTGAAGCATGGGAAGTTGCGCTCGCAGACTATCGCAGCATGTACCCCGACAGCGCGACCGACGAAGCGCTCGACAACGTCGCAGCGATTGTCGGGCTTACAAGGCTGCCAGCGACCCGCTCAACCGTCGATCTGCTGCTCAACTTGGCAGACACTACGGCGATCCCGGCGGGCTCTCTCGTCGGTGTGGGTGCCGCTGGTAACGAATTCCGAACGACCGCAGATGTCAGCAATACGAGCGGTGCGCAAGCGTTGACGCCGGCCGAAGCCGAGAGCGTCGAGCTCGGGCCGATCATCGCGAACGCTGACACGCTCGACACCATCAAAACCCCGGCGGTCGGGTGGACCGCGAAGACCGCGATCGTCAACGACACCGCCGAGACTTACGCGCTCGTGAATGGCCAGACGCTGACGATCAAGGTCGACGACGGTGCCGAGCAGACCGCGCTCTTTGAGACGGCAGACTTTGCCGCGATCGGGGCGGCGACTGCTGCCGAGGTCGCAGCCGTCATCGATGCCGACATCACCGGGGCAAGCTCTTTCGAGCTCGGCACCACCGGCTTTGTCTTTCTCGAGAGCGACACCGACGGGGCCGGCAGCGTGCTCGAGGTCACCGGCGGCACCGCCAACCCCGTGCTGGCGTTCGACACGACCCGGCGGGCCGGAATGAACCGGCTCGACGCTGCTCTCGGCAGGAACATCGAGACCGATCCGGACTTTCGAGCTCGTCGAGCGTCATCGCTACAGGTGATCGGCGCGGGTACGGTCGAAGCGATTCGAGCTCGGCTGCTCACCGACGTTGACGGTGTGACCGCTGCTCTAATTTTCGAGAATGACACCGACGCGGTCGATGGCGACGGGCGACCCGCGCACTCATTCGAGCCGGTGGTTCAAGGTGGCACCGATCAGGATATCATCGATCTCTTGTGGCTCGTGAAGCCCGCCGGGATCGAGTCGTTCGGCACGATCTCGGGCACCGCCGAAGACTCGCAGGGTGATCCGCAGGACATCTCATTTTCGAGACCGGTCGAGGTCGACATATACGTCGAGATCGATGTCGAGGTCGACGGCACCTACCCGGTAACCGGTGACGACATCCTAAAGCAGGCTCTCGTTGACTACGGTGACGCGCTCGGCATCGGCACCGATGTCTACATCTCAAAGCTGTACTGCCCGGCGAGCACCGTCGGGGTCGTCAATATCACCCGGATCGAGATCGGCGAGACGGCTGTCGTTGCTGGGCTCGACATCGCGATCGACCCGACCGAGATCAGCGAGTGGGACACGTCGCGGATCATCGTCTCGGCGGTGGTGCTCTGATGGCAGCCCCGGTCATTACCCCGATCGCACCGCTCGCCGACACTGTCGGTGTGGCTCCGGTGCTCGTGCTCGACGTCACGATCGTCGACACCGTGCTCGGGGTGGACTTGGCGACGGTGTGCGCGCAAGTTGTCGAGGTCGGCGGGCTCGCTGTCGAGGCGGGGATCGTGGTCGGGCCATGGGCCGGCAGCGTTGACGCGGTGCCCGACGGGTACCGAATCCAGATCACGCGGCTCTTTGCGCTCGACCCCTTCACTGCGTACACGGTTCAGATCGACGCACAGGACACCGTAGCGACCCCGTCGCAGCTCGTGTGGGGCTTCACGACCGGTGAGCTCACGTCCGATCCGTTTCTGCCGAAGAAGACAACGCACCGCGAAGAAGCGAAGAGCCGGCTGCTCTCGCAGTTTTCAGACTCGCCGAACCTGCAAGGGCTACTGATCGAGCTTGTCGATCAGGTCGAGGGGCACGCATGATCGAAGTCGGTCTCGAGGATGTCTTCGAACAGCTCTTTCGGCTGCGCACGCTCGAAGCGGCTGCAGGTGTACAGCTCGACGGCATCGGCTCGATCGTCGGGGTCGCACGTGACGGGCTCGAGGATCCGGCGTATCGGGTACGCATCGGCGCTCAGGTTCGGATCAATCTCTCGACTGGCACCCCGGAAGAGCTCTTGCAGATCGCGCGGGCTCTGCTGCCGGGGGGCATCGACTTTCACATCGACGAGCTGTACCCGGCAGCGTTCGAGCTCGTCGTTGATGATGTCTTCACAGGTGTCGAGTCTGAGCTCGCTCGTGCTATATGTCTTGCAAAGCCTGCCGGTGTGCGCTGTTTCGTTCGCACGAACATCGCAAACCCCTTCGAGTTTTTCGGCGGGGTCGACGGGTCAGGCTTCGGTGACACCGGCGATCCGCTCGTCGGTGGCAACTTCTCAAGTGTGACGGGGGTTTAACGTGCCGACACAACCAACACAGCAGCCCCGGTGGGCGGATGTCGGCGGCGACATCGTCGAGCCCGCAGCAGGCAAGAAAGATATCGGGTGGGTGGCTGCCGAGAAGCCCCCGGCTCAGTTTTTCAACTGGCTCTTGAACCGGCTTTGGCAGTGGTCGCAGTGGGTCGGCGACACGTTCAGCGTCGGCAGCAGCCCCGACCGGGTCGGCATCAACGGGATCGACTCTGCCGCAACGGTCATCGGTGAGAGCGGGATCGAGGCTACAAACTCTGCGGCGGGTGGCGGCTTCGGTGTCGTCGGGCTCGACATTGGCAACGGTGGCGGGGGCGTTCGCGGGGTCGGCGCTGATGGGTCTCCGGGCGGCTCTTTTCTCGGTGGTCGG